AGAAAACGTATTTGATAGATTAAGAGGTAAATCTGAAGAAACTCCTGGAGCTAAGGCAGTAGTTCCAGATCCTAATATAGGAAAGAAAAAAATCGTTGACAATTGCGTTAAGAAATCTCTAGAACAAGGAAAAGTTCTTGATTGTGTTGGTGCTACCGGTGGTGCAACTGGAGAAACTGGTACAACTGGAGAAACTGGCGCAACTGGAGAAGAAATAAAATGGAAAGGTTTAAAACCAGTTGATGACGGAGCTTATACTTTATTATACGACGAAAGTTGGAAAGAATGGTTTATGGATGTAGGTAAAGGAGCTATAGTAGCAGGATTAATAGTAGGATTAGTTGCAACCGGAATTGGTGCAGTAGGTTTAACTGTTGCGGTTCCTACGTTAGCAGGAACAGCGGTTGTAGGTGCGGGGGCAGCAGGAGCAGGATTAGCAGGTGCAGGCGCTGCTGCTGCAGGACTAGCAACAGCAGGTGGAGTAGCTACTCTAGCAACAGGAGCAATCGGTGGTGCAGCAATAGTTAAATGGGCAGGAAACGACAGAAAGGCTGCTACTGTCCTAGTATTTAATGGATTCATAGAAGAAATAGCAGTTAGAGCAATGGCTAGAGGGTTATACAACAGCTTAGGTGGTACCGTATCTTCGCAAGACTTACTAGCAATATACTCTACTCTTATTCTTTGTAGAGGTACATTTACAGACACTGGAGACGGTAAGGCAGTTTCAGTTTGGAGCTTAATAAAGAGACAATATTCTTCATTTGGTGGCGGAAGCTTAGAAGGTGATATAGCTTCTATCACTTCTGGTGGAGCTGGTGGATTCTTTAAAGATATGGTTACAGACATGGATACTATTCCAGGTTTTCCTAAATCTTTTAAAACTAAAAACCCTACTAATGGTATTCCAATAGAGTTCGAGGACGCTAAAGATGCTTGTGTGGCAGCAGTTGGTAAATTAAATTCTAACGAACCAAAACTTACAGAAAACCTTAAAAATATAACTGAAGAGGATCTAGAAATGCTTGGAGAAGGAATGGAAGAGATAACTGATGGGGTAGTAACTGAATTAAATGCAGCATCTGGATCAAAAGAAGATGATTCTGAAGCATAATTAGATATATAAAAAAAGAAAAATGGAAAATAACCTAGATTACGTACTGATATTAGAGAAATCTTCTCATAACCTTAGCACTAAAAAGCAAGGAGGAGAATATTTTCTTGAAGGTATTGCTGCTGTTTTTGGAGTTGAAAACTCTAACCACAGAATTTATGAGGAAAACGAATACTTGCCTCATTTGGATTATCTTAGAAAGAAAATTGATCAGAATAGATTAGTTGGTGAATTAGATCACCCTAAGGAGTTCGACGTTTCTCTTAAAAATATATCACACGTTATTACGGATCTTTCATACGATAAATCTAATAGAAACGTAAAAATAAAAGTAAAACTTTTAGATACCCCTGCTGGTAAAATAGCTAAAAATTTAATTGATGCAGGTATTCCTATTTCTATCTCTTCTAGAGCAGCAGGTAACGTTAAAGAGAATAAAAAAGTAGAAATTAAGAAAATTTTTACATATGATCTAGTTGCTGATCCTGGATTCGAAAATGCTCAATTAGAAAGGGTTTATGAAAGCTTAGGATCACATATTCCATCAGAATCAGTAAAAGATTCAATTATTTCTTCATTAACTAACATAAATGAAAGTTTTGGGCTTAGAAAAAATTCTAACACTCAGATATATAGAATAAAAGATACGGAGAAAATCTCTAGGCTTTTAAAAGAAAACATAAATAATTCAAGAAACATGGACAATAACTTTGTCACTGCAGAAGAGCTAAACGAATATTCATTAATCCTTAAAAAGGAAATGGATTCATTAAAAAATGAACTTAGATCTGTTTCTAAAGGACCTTCTACTAGATCAACATCAGATTTTTCAGATTCTGGTTTAGAAGAAAGAATCCAAAGATTAGAAAAATATTCTGAGTATCTAGCTGAAAATTTAGAAACAGCTATTAAATATGGAGATTATTTAGCTGAAAATTTAGAAGGATCTATTTCTTATAACAAATACTTAGCAGAAAATTTAGACAAGTCTATTTCTTATGCTAAATATCTTGCTGAGCATGTTGATGGAAATATTTCTTACTCCGAATATATTGCAGAGAATCTAGATAACAATATAGCTTACAGTAAATATTTAGCTGAAAACTTAGATAGAAATATCACTTATTCTGAATACTTAGCTGAGAACTTAGACAAGAATATTTCTTACTCTGAGTATCTTGGAGAAAACTTAGATAATAATATTACTTATTCTGAATATTTAGCTGAGAACTTAGACAAGAATATTACTTATTCTGAATATTTAGCTGAGAACTTAGACAAGAATATTTCTTACTCTGATTATCTTGCTGAGAACTTAGACAAGAACATTACTTACTCTGATTATTTAGGAGAGAAATTAGATCAAAATATTACTTATTCTGACTACTTAGGAGAGAAGGTAAATGGCAATATTAATTATTCAGATTATATCGCTGAAAAAGTTAAATCTGGTATCGATTATACTGAATATTTAGCAGAGTCTATTAATAGAGGAGGGAACACAAGAACAAATCTTGCAAAGAACGTAAACGAGTCTATTAATGAAGGTAGAAGAACTTCAGGATTCTCTGGAGATTATACAAATCTTTCTTCAAAAGTTGATAAATTAATTGAATCAGTTAGTAACGTAAAAACTGACGAAATCATAAACGAAAATAAATATTCTTTCTTAAAGCTTGTCGATGACAGAACGAAGAAAGGATTTTTATCCTTGAACGAGGCCGAAAAACAAAAGGTCGCTAAAGCTCTTAACGAGCAGAACTATAATTCGGGTACGGATGTAGTTCAAATTATGGGGTCCGCTTTAGCTGAACAAGCTAATTCCGGAGAAAAATTCCTTGACATGATCCCTGGTGATTTAGTTCCTACATGGGAAGGTCTAAATGAATCTCAAAGAGGTGCAATTGTAGCTCAAAGTAAATTCTACAAATTAGATACTCCTTATCAGATCAATCACTTTTGGAGAACTAGAGGATTAGTTTCTGTAAAACCGGAATCTACTGAATTCCTAAGCGAATCTCTAAACACTAACAAACCTGCTAATTCGGGAGTAAGTAATTCTTACATGCAGAATATCGCAGCAGAGTTAGACAAAAGATTTAAAAAATAATCTAACAAAATGCAACTCTTAAACGAAAACGAGATTTACGAAACGTGGTCTCCAATTATCGAGAGTAAGACCGGTATGACGGATCGTTCAAAGGTAGAGTGGTTATCTAAATATTGCCACTTCCATTCATTAAACGAATCTGCCGGAGCTTATAACTCTCTAGGCGTATTAAACGGTATGGGTAACGTACTTCCTGCTGGTAACTACCAAGGTGGTGCAGCTGGTGCGGGTCCTGCTGGTTTCTACTACAACAACACTTATGACGCTGGTCGTCCATATGTTGGTTCTGGTGATAAATTCCCATCATTACTTCCATTGGCTATTCAGGTAGCTGCTAAAACCGTTGGTTTTGACATCGTTCCTGTTATTCCTATGGCTGGTCCTACTGGAGTATTATCTTACCTAGACTACGTATATGCAGGTGGTTCATTAGCTGGTAGTTCAGCTGACTCTACTAGCAACTATGTAGCTAACACTCCTGACATGATTAAAATCCCTACGGCTATTGCTTCTCCAGCAACTGGTCTTGTAGTAGGTGATAATTATGTAATCGGTGTTGGTCTTTCTTCTTCAGTTAACCTTGCAACAGGTGGTAACGCTGCAATCGGTGTATTCATCGGTAACTCACGTATCGATGGTTTCCCTATTTTCAGAATCCTTGCTATTGGTAACGGCGACTCTATCGCTCAGGTAATTCCTGCTGCTGGTACTGCTGATATCTATGCAACTACATGGACTACTGGTACTGCTTTAACTGCAGTTAACGTTGGTTCTTTAGCTGCTTCTACTGCTGGTAACGCTGTATTAGTTAAAACGTTAGAAGATCATATCCAAGGTTTCTCTGGAGCTGGTCCTGAAAACGATAACGATTGGCAAGGTCCATACGTAGACGGTACTAAAAACTACGATCCTATGTTAAGAGGAGTAGGTGAGACAACTTATTACAAGTCATTAGGTCTTTCTACTTTCACTAAGTTCGTAGAAGCTGGTACTTTCCAAGTTGCTGCTTCTGTTACTACTGAGCAAATCCAAGACCTTAACAAGCAGTTCGGTATCGACGTAGTTTCTATGATCGAGAACGCACTTGTTAATGAGGTTTCTCAAGCTATTAACAAGCACATCTTATCTAGAGCTTATGCTCTTGGATGGTCTAACCACTCTCAGTTCTTAATCACTGAAAACACAAACCTTAACCTTAACTTAGTTATTGGTGGTGCTGCTACTTATAATGTACCTAACTACATCGGTAAACAAGGTACTGCTGTAACAGGTGGTTCTAAACCAGGTGCGGTTGCTGGTCCTGCTTCAGGTACTTTTGAGAACTTATCAACAGTTCAAAGAAGACTTTACTCTCGTATCTTAGCTGCTGCTAACGTAGTTGCTAACAGAGGTCGTAGAGGTCCTGCTAACTTCATCGTTACTAACTCTCAAATTGCGTCTGCTTTACAAGACATCAGTCAGTTCACATTCGCTCCGTTTACTAACACACTTACTCAAAACAACGGTACATTATACCCTGTAGGTTCACTTGCTGGTATGACTGTATATGTTGATCAAAACATGTCATTCGGTGACACTAGAGTATTGGTTGGTAGAAAAGGTGCTGATGATGAGCCAGGTATGAAATTCATGCCTTACATGATGGCAGAATCAATCCAAACAATTTCTGAAGGTACAATGTCTCCTAAGATCGCGGTTAAATCTCGTTACTCTTTAGTTGAGGCTGGTCACCACCCAGAAACAATGTATTTCGTATTCCACGTTAACACTGGAACTGCTACTGCTATCATCTAATAGTAACAGTATAAATACATACTTAAAAGGGTCTTCTTCGGAAGACCCTTTTTTATTTCCGGGAGGTTTTTGGATATATAGAATAAAAGATAAATTATGTTATTTGAAAATGCAAGTCAATTCCAAAAAGCAAAACAGGTTCTTTTAGAAAACGATAGGGATATTGATAAAACTGCTCGTATTTTGAAAAAATCTCCGATGTTTAGTGAAATATCAGAAGGTGAATTAATATGTCAGCTAGCGGAGCTAAACGAAGGATTAGGCGATACTATAATGAATTTTTTAAGTGGAGCTTTCGGTGGTGATGTTAGTAAGTTAAAAACTGTACTTACTCAAATGAAAGAACAGGAACTTAAATACAACAGAGAAGAATATCAGATATATGACGAGTTCTATAATTTACTACAAGACCAAAAAGCTCTAGATAAAGACAGAGAAAATCCAAACTATCAATCTCTTAGTAGAGATATTCAACAAGGTAGAAATGCTTTAAATTTAAGGTTTAAAGAACTTACTAAAACTCACAATGAAATATTAAGTGCTTTCGAACAGAGAGTAAGAGATCTTACTAAGGACAGTAATAGAAAGAAAAAATATTTTAATGCACAAAGAGCAGTAGACGTAGAAGAAACAAGAAGCGACAGATACGAAAAGACTAAGGCTATAACTGCAAGAAGTGTTAATAGAACAAAAGATTTAGAAGATTTCTTTAGTGTTAATTTAGATGATCTTAAAAAAGAATCAGAAGAAGCAAAAAGAAAAGCTGAATACGAGGTCGAAAAACTTAAAAGAACAACAACTACTGGAAGTGACCCAAGAGTTGAAGATGATCCTGAAAAAGAATACAGAAAAAGATTCGATTTAATTAAATCCACTGAGGCTAAATATTTAACAAGAAGAAAAGCAATTTTTGATTTAGAAACCGAGATCTATAATATAATGATGAAAAATAATTCAACAATAACTAAGGAAAATCCTCATGGAGATCTTGGTGAAGAAAATAGATCTAAACTTTATGATCTATATAATGAGATCGAAAAATATCTTGAAGAATTAGGGGAAAAAGAAAAAGTTAAGTCTTAAAAAATTATTAATATGGAATTTAATAAAAAATACATACAAAGACTAGAGGATTTCGATAGGATAGATGAAGGATTTTTATCTTCATTATTTGGTGGTGTTAAGGACTTTTTTACCTCAAAAAAAGGTAAGATAGAAAATATTATCAAAAAAATAAGAGAAGCTAGAAACGAAGAGGTTTCTAATGTTATTTCTATAGAAAAAGAAATAAATGGACTTGATAGAGATAATAGCCCTGAATATAGATTTACTGTTACCAATTTAAGAAGACAAAGTAGAACTTATTCAGCTCTAAAGGGACAGGAAATAAATGCACTAACCAAAGAAGCTAGATCAATTATAGACGATGAACCGAAGTTAGAAGCTTTTTTTGCTTCAGAAGTTGCTAAAGTTGAAGTGGAAACCAAAGAAAAATTAATGAAGAACATAGGATCTATATCAGATTCTGGATTTTTAAATCAGATAAATTCAGAATTTGATGCTTTAGTTAGAGATGCTAATAGGAAGGCTTCTTTCTACGAGGAAATAAAAGAAAGACCCTCTTATATGCCTACAATTGAGATTCCACCTAAAATGAGCGAGGATGTTTTGAATTTTCTAAACATGCAGCCAAAAGAGGCTTCAGCATTAACTAGATCCCTGGATCAGAATAATCTTAATAAATATTATACTCAAATAAGGGACTTCTTTTTTGAATTAGAGGATACCTATTCAAGAGCAATAGATAATATTAAAAGAGACCGTAAGATAGCAGAAAGACAAGGGGAATCAGATACTTTAGCTACCTTAGATAGAAAGGAAATGAATGTAAAATATCATTTAAGAAAAAATATAGATCGAGTAAGAAGCAGGGTAAATACCATTGAAAGGGAAATGAAAAATAGAAGATATGCAGAATCGAATATTTAAAATACACGAATTTGTTTTAGAGCAAGAAAACACTCAGCAAAAAACAAAAGAGCTCCAGGCTAAAACAGATGCAGAAAAACAAATAATGGATATAGATAAAAGGATATCTGATATAGATCTTGCTATTGCTAATTTACAGAAAAGAGAGAAAGACGGAACACTAACTAAAAGTGAGTCTCTTAATCAACAATCAATAGAACTACAAAAGAAAGTTGCAGAATTTCAAAAAAAATCTGTAGCATATAAAAAGATGGAATCCATCAAATAATATGATATATAAATAAAAATCTTAAAAAATGTACAATAAAAGATTAGAATATAATCCTCTTTTTGAATCCCTTACAGAAACTGCTAGGAAATATTCAAGAATAAATGAGGAGGGAGAAACGCTTATAGATCAAGGATCTACTGGAGGTACTGGTGCTTTTTTAAAACCAGGAACATCCGAATATAAAATAAAATATGCCACTGAATATGCTGTTAAGATATTTCAGTTAATATATGATGAGTATAATTATTTTATAAATTCTATAACCGACGAAACTGTTAAAGCTAGATATGCAGCAGAGATGTTTGATTTTATTAAATTAAACTCACAAAAAGCTGATATAAATTTGGACATAATTTCTAAAGATATTATTACTAAATGGCAGATAATGAATGCTTCTACAGAGGTAAAAAAGATAGCAGAAAGCTCAGAGGATTTTAAAAAGGCTTACGATTCAATAAATAAAGGAGTTGCTAAGATATCTCAGTTACTGTCAGCTTATTCACAAAAATATGGGACAGAAATTAGAAATACTGCTTTAATTACAGCGGTTAAAGAGTTTATAACTAACGCATTAACTACTTTAGAAAAAGCTAAGCAGGAAACAAAAAAAGTATAAAAAAAATAAAAGATGAAATATTTTAGCAATAAATTTTCTTCCCTACTAGAAAACATGAAATCTGTATCTCCTCTAGAAGAGGCTAGGGGTAAAGATAGAACAGCATCCGGGGATAAGGTTGATAGAGTAAACAAAAAGAAAAAAAAATACGAGGATAAATTTTCAGATGCTAGCGGAAAATTTAAAACGAATGCTTTCATAAACGCTCTTGAGCTATTAAGAGATCAGATAATGGCAGAAGTTAGCTCGATGATGAATACTGCTAGAAGTGGATCTGCTGGATATAAATACTACGAAACAAATTTAGATTCTATGAACTCCCTTAAAAATAGAGTTCTAGATCTTTTAGTTAGTACGTACGACAAAGCTAAAAATGAGGGGGGTGAATTCGAAATAGGAAAGGATGAGGCTATAATAAGAACACTTAGAGATCAATACGTGGAAATAGCTACTGAGTACGAGGAACTTTCTAAAAAATGGTCAGACGACAAGAACAAAGATATAGAAGAAAGACCAGTAGATCAATCAAACAGAGAGTTAGAAACTAAAATACAAGAAATTAAAGATCTATTTGACGAGGCTAAATTATATTTAACAAAATTAAATGTAAAAGGATCTACAGGAGGTACAGGAGGTACAGGAGGTACAGGATCAACGGGTAAAATAGAAGTAGCAGAAACAATTGTACAAAGAAAAGCTGCTTATACAGGAAAAGAAGCAGAGACAATAAAGGCAGTTAAGTTACTAATTTATAATAAATATAAAAGTACAAAATTAGCAGAACAGCCAGATTGGAAAATTGTATATAAAAATCCTAGCAATCCTGGTCCTACTTTAAGAGCAAATACTGCAAACGTTATAAGGGGAGTTAAAGCAGGATTGGCTAAAAAATATACAACATTATCCGGAGATACTACAGGTAATATAACCAAAGCATTCGTAGAGGTTCTAACAAGTCTGAAAGAGAGTATTTCTATAGACAATAATTATAAGATAGTAACTTTCTCTGATTTTATGAGAAACAGAGTTAATGAATCTGACGATTTTGATGTTGATGCTGCTATTTCTGCTATGAGTAAAGGAGGATCTGGATCATCTTCTGGTTCTAAATCTTCTGGTTCTAAATCTTCCGGCTCTAAATCTTCTTCTACCACTCCACCAAAAGCTGCAGTAGATCCCGAATATCCTCAAACTCCTTTTACTAAACAAGAAGAGGGAGATGAATTTAGAGCGTGGGTGATTAAAAATCACGCTGATTGGGCTAAAACTAACGATCTAAGTGCATCTGGCCCTAGAGACAACTCCTATATCAGAAAGGCATATAAAGAGTTCTCAGAGGATTTTAAAAAATCTAAAGAAGCTCCCCCTGCAGTCAAGAAAGAAACTGTGATGGATAATAAACAATTATCCGCACTTAATGATAAAATTAAAGCAACAGGCGGTAAAACAGAAATACGATTTACTACGGACACTAAAGATCCTTATATTATGTTCTACGCCGGAAAAGAGTACGGGTGGATATTTATCAATTACAGGGTTGCATATTTCACTAGTTCAGGAAAAAAATTCACAGGAACATATGATACCAAGTCCAATAATGTAACATTTGACAACGGAAAAGCATTCGATCTTACTAATTGGGTCACGACATGTAAAATAGGTAATCGATTAGCACCAGAAGAAGCTTCTACAGCTCAAGGTAAAAAAGCTTATGTTTCAAACTCAGGTGAGGGATATGTTAACGTAAGATCTAGTGCTATGGCTAATACTGGAGCTATTAACAATTTAATCTACAAGCACACAGATAAGAGCACACCTATTGGATTATTAATATCAAGTGTAGTAGCAAAAAGCTCTCAAATCGGGGATAAGACTTGGTACAAAATCCAATTCCCAACAAAAAGAGGTGTGTACGAATATGGGTACGTAAGAGCAGACACAGTAGATTTAAAATAATCGAAATTTTTAATTAATTTAGGGGTATAATTATAAACATAGATTATGCCCCTTATTATTGTAGAAGGATCCAGAAAATCCGGTAAATCATATCTTATATCAAAACAAACGGATCTTCCAGTTTTTAAATTTGATTTTAATTCAAATTTTTCTACCTGGGACTTTGGTAAGCAATCTGAAGAGGTCCATTGGTTTGGGTTAGGCAAAGAGGTAATGCTTCACGAATTAAATTCATCCGGATTTCTAGATAAAATGATAGTCGACAGAGGAATACTTACCAATTCTGTTTGGGGCGTTTTTCAAGGAAGAGTAACTAAAAAGCAAGCAGAAAAGGATATTATAAATTTTAACAAAAGAGGACTTTTTAGGAATACTAAAATAATAGTTGTTCAAGGACAATGGTCAGAAAAAAGAACTAAAGATATATGGGATCAGGACGATTCTAGAGTAGAAGAAGAAAGATCCCTTTTCACTGAGTTTTCTTTGCTTTTAAGAGACTTGGGAGTGGATGTAAAGGTTTTCAATAATAACTTCGATTTGGAGTCGGTAGTGAGGTTTAAACAAGAAATTAGAAGAATTTAAATATGTGTGGTATATTAGTAGCAAAAAGAGCAAGTGAGGAAAGAATAATGTCTATTGCTCATAGAGGAATTGAACATAATGTAGTTTATAAGGATGACCTTTGTTTAGTACATCATAGACTTCCTATACAAACAGTAGACGGGGATTCTTGGTCACAGCCTATACAAATAGGTGAAGATAGATGGCTACTGTTTAACGGAGAGATTTTTAATTACGGAAATTACGAATCAGATACAGCTTATTTACAAAAATTGTTTTCAACATTCCAATTTGGAGGAATAGGTATACTACAGGCTTTATATGATTCACACATAGTTTCATGGGATGGATTTTGGGCTATAGTTTTGGTTGACACTAAAAAAAGGGATATTTATGCTTTTACAGATCCCCTTGGAAAAAAATGTTTATATCGTAACGAAAAAGGGGAGATTTGTTCAGAGATAAAAGGATTATATGAAGAAAATGAAAGACCAAATTTTGATAGATCTTTCTTCTCCGGTGTTACTAAATTTGGTTATTTAGCTACAGAACAAACTCCTTTTATAGGTATAAAAAAGCTTGAACCTAATAGGTTCTATCAATGGAATCTAGACTCTCCTCATATTATTAATGTATCTGACCAATACTACGATTTTAACTTCTTCGACGCAGGGCTAAATACATATGATGACAGATGTGAATGGCTTTTTGATAAGATGGAAAAATCTGTAGAAGCCAGATTATTATCTAAAAATTATCCAACATCTCTACTTTTATCAGGTGGATTGGATTCTTCAATAATTGCTGGTCTTTTACTAAAGCTTGGTGGAAATGTTGATTTTTATTCCATATCTAATGGTGAAGATGAAGAATATGTAAAAGCTTGTGAATACTACTGGGACGTAGAATCGAAAAGATTAAATTATAATATTGATATAGAATCTGATTCAGGTAAAAAAAATCTCATCGAAATATACAAAAAATGGAACGAATCTCCAGTTGATATGGGAAGTGTAGTTCCTCAGTATCATTTATTCGATGCAATAAAAAAAGGTTCTAATACAAGAATCGTTATATCTGGTGACGGAGCAGATGAATTATTTGGTGGATATAGAAGAATAAATGAGTATGATTCACAGCATTCTGATATATTTCACGAATTAACTTATTATCATCTTCCCAGATTAGATAAGTTATCGATGGCACATACATTAGAATTAAGAAGTCCTTTTTTAAATCACGATATAATTAGATTTGCTATAAGTCTTCCTTTCGAGGAAAGAAAAAATAAAAAGATATTAAAGGATACTTTTAAGGGATTAGTTCCAGATTCTGTAATAGAAAGAAGCAAACTAGCTTTAAAAAATAAGATGATCGTCGATGATCAGATTAAATACAGAAAAGAGGTAATAAGATTATTTCTCGGAATTCCCGTTTGATTTAACTACCTTAACACCAGCTATAGGATCCCCTTTTGCATCTTTTGGTGAATATCCCTCAGGTCTGTCAGTTAAAACAAAATCCTCCGAAGGGTCTACAACTAATCCAGCGGAACTTAAAAAATCCCTATTTAGTAATAATGGGGTACTTTTTTCAGTTCTATCTACTAATGAGAACTTAACTTTCTTATATACAAGACCATTAAAATCTACATCGAGATTAACAACCGCTCTGTGGTGTATTTTTTCACCAACCTCAGCTTTTGATTGACCTACTATTTTATTTACAAATTCTTGATTACCTAGCTTCCAGTAAACTTTACCATCGGATTCTTCTATGCTGTCTGCATGTAAACTACAAGAAGTTGCTCCGTTACCTGTATCTAATTTACCTACAAACGTTCCTACTCCAGATATAGTTACCATTTCTCTAAATCCAGTAGTTTTCTTAGGTTTAACCCAGTTTTTCTTATCTAAAAGAAAATCTACTACCATATCTGTTACGGGAATATCAGTTGTTTTTTCTATACCAGTAGTTCCAGGAGAGGCATTAACCTCTAGAACATAAGGTTTTTCCTCCGCTGATGTACTTTTTCCTTTTTCTACTATAATGTCTACACCACACCATAAACATCCGGTAGCTTTAGCAGATTCTATTGCTATTCTTTCTATTTCTTTGGAAAGCTTAACATTCTCTGTTTCACCCCCTAAAGAAAAATTAGTTCTAAAATCTCCCTCTATTTTTATTCTTTTCATTGCTGCTATGACTTTGTATTCTCTACTTGCCATACCATCACTTTCTGCAACTACGTGTATTCTAAGATCGTAATCTGCATCTATTTTTTCTTGTAAAACTATTTCAGTCCCTGGTGCTAAGTGCCACAAAGCCTGTAAGGTAGAAACTAGAGATGGTCTAGAGTCTATCATAAATACACCTATTCCTTTAGTTCCTGATAGAAATTTACAAACAACTGGATAATTACCACCAACTTCTTCTACTGCTTTATCTATATCAGCTTCAGATGATATTAATGATGTTTTAGGAACAGGTATTTTAGCTAACTGTAATTTTCTTGTAGTCTGTAGTTTATCTTCACATATAATAACAGAATCATAGGAATTGACACATGGAAAACCTAGATCTTCCATCTTTTTAAAAAATCCCTTAGCTGCATTGTTTTTTATAGAGGATCTTCTAGTTAATACTATGGTTCTATCCAGATGTATTTCTTGTTGTTTTCCTCCTCTGCTTGATATAAGAAAAGTTCCTTTTATTGTTTTTTGAATAGATCCTTTTTCTGTATCTATTATTATACATCTAACTCCCTTCTCCTCACAGATTTTCATTATCTTATCTGTTGTTGGAGCATTTTTTAGACTTTTACCAAGTTTAGTAGTTAATATAACAACTGTTAAGGGTCTTTCCTTTCCTTTAACCCCCTTAAATACAAACTTTTCTAGTAATGAGTAATCCATAATGTATATATCGATAAACAAAGAAAAAGCCCGGAATCAATCTGGGCTTTAAATATGTTTAATGGAAAAATTATTTACCGAAGAAGTTATCGAATCGTATAACCTCTACTTCATTATTTTCTTCACCTTCTAATTCGGATTCATCCTCCTCTTCTGTGTCTTCTTCTTCTTCCTCCTCCTCTTCGTCTTCTAGGTCCATGTCGTCCTCTTCATCGTCTTCGTCTTCTTCCTCGTCTCCTATATCCATGTCATCTTCCTCTTCATCCTCGTCTTCATCGTCTTCGTCCTCGTCTTCTTCTTCCTCGTCTTCATCCTCTTCCTCGTCTTCCATGTCATCTTCCTCTTCGTCCTCGTCTTCTTCTTCCTCGTCTCCTAGATCCATATCATCTTCCTCTTCATCCTCGTCTTCATCCTCGTCCTCGTCTTCCATGTCATCTTCCTCTTCGTCCTCGTCCTCGTCTTCTAGGTCCATGTCATCTTCCTCTTCGTCCTCGTCCTCGTCCTCGTCCTCGTCTTCGTCTTCATCCTCGTCTTCTAGGTCCATGTCATCTTCCTCTTCGTCCTCGTCCTCGTCCTCGTCTTCATCCTCGTCCTCGTCTTCTAGGTCCATGTCATCTTCGTCCTCGTCTTCGTCCTCTAGGTCCATGTCATCTTCCTCTTCGTCCTCGTCTTCGTCCTCGTCTTCATCCTCGTCCTCGTCTTCTAGGTCCATGTCATCTTCGTCCTCGTCTTCGTCTTCTAGGTCCATGTCGTCCTCTTCATCTTCTTCTTCCTCTTCCTCCTCTATTTCCATATCATTCCAGAATTCATTCTCTTCTGGCAATTCTTGAGGTTTTCTTGAGCTAAACTCTTCGAAAGATAATATTTTTTTATCCATTTTTTATGTTTTTTATTCAGTTATTCCTATTGAAGCAGCACTTCCTGATTCAGTAGCGCCATATCCTGGGTAATCTATTTTAGATGTTTTATTAAAAATAGCATCTTTATATCCCACATAATCGTATGCAGATTCGGGTGATATTTTATGTAACCCTGTTCTGTCTTCCTTACTAAGATTATCAGGATTCCAAGGATCGCTAACGACCTTCATAAAATCCTTATAGCTTAGGATCTCTCTTTTTTTTACGTTTTTCTGATTCATCCTTTTTATTTATTAAATTGGAGAACACTGGATAAGCCAGATCTCATTGCTTGTGTATATATATCTGGATTTTTTTCACCAGCTGCTTCTATCTGTCCTTGAATTTTCTGTTTATCAGAAGTTGTAACATTACCACCAGATAAAACGTCTCCAAGTTTAAATCCACATATTTTATCGCTTATCATCTTCTCTATGTTATTCATGAAAGAAGTATTATTTATAGCGTTTGTTAAAGCCTCTCTTAATCCTGCTGCTATAGTTCCTCCCATTCCTTCAGTCATGTCTATTTTCATACCTAATCTAGGTAATAAATATTCTATTCCTCTTTCTTGTAATGTTTCAGATAAACCTTCTATAATAGCAGTAGCCCAATTTTTACATGATCCAGACCCGAAATATTTTCCTAGATCAGTAAAATGTACCTGCTCTATTACGTTTCTAATAACTTGGTAGAAAAAAGTTGGCTGTCCGTTCTCATCGAAAGGATCGATACCAAATTTTTGAGCTGCCCAATCTATTATATAATCTTTAAACGTGTCAGTAAAACCACCTCCTAAAGAGCTAAAAAATGAAGTAAATATATTTTCGTTAATTTCCTCCTCGTTTAAACCCTCTGATTGAAGTCTTAAATATTCGCTTTCTAACATATACATTTCATCTGTATATTGGCTAATATCATATCCTCCTCTGTTAGATTTAGATTCCGATATAAATTGTGAATAACTTCTGATCACCATTTTGTTAATACTTTTATACTATATATCTTTTTATCCTATGGAATCTGATATATATGTAGAAATGAATAAAATATCCAAGATAGATAATTTTACATCTGATTTTAAATCTAAATATGGATTAGAAGCAGGTGGATCTTCTTATGTGGTAAAAAAAGATCTCTATGTGGAGGTAATATCGTCATATAAAATAGAAACAATAGGAGAGCCTAATATATTAAAACCTATATGGTCAAGAATAAAATTAATTAAGGACGATCTTCTGAGTGTAACTTCCCAAGGGGTTTTTTTAGAATTAAAAGATTTCGAGGGATTTTTAGAATGTAGACCAGAATCTTCTTCTAAGGATGGCGAGCCATCTTTCGATAAATTTGATAAGGAAAGTATATCTAAAATAGGAAAAGATATGATATCCTCTAATCCTATGACATTTGAGGAAAGAAAAAAACTTATAACGAATAGAATATGAGAAGGATATTTAATTTTAACCAATTTGTAAATGAAAGCAGTGCTGCCGGAAATATGGATAAAACTTATAATATACCATTTAAGTATTCTTCCAATGATCCAAAAAATGGCTATAATAGCAAATCATTCGTTGATGACTTAAAATCTATTTTTATAGAAAAGCCAGAACTTAAAAAAGAAATAACCGAATTCATATCATCAACAATGAAAATTTCATCATTAGATGATCTTGCTAAAAAGACATTCTCTGAAATAATTAAGATTATCCCTGAGATAGAAAGAATTATAGAAGCTGGCGAATATGAGCCTGAAACGAAAATGCCAGGAGGAGCTATTCTTTTTATAAGAAACAAGATTCTTAAAAACGGAAGAGGAGCAGATTTTTATATCAACAGACACGGATCTAAAATAGAAGTTGTAACAGAAGACGAAGCTGGAGAAGAAAGAGTTTATCTTTTTAAGGCAGATAAATTTCCTTTTGATAGATTCGATTTTACAGATGAAGAAGTAGAGGAAACTAAATCTGTGATGGACGATTTAAAAGCTAATGCTTAAATCGAGTCATTATAATATCTATAGATTTTTCCTTACTTAACTCTGTCCCGATTTCCATATCAATCTCATTGGATATGTCTGCTACTAATATACAGTCATACTGATCTGAAAAATCTCTTATGTTTCCTTTAAGAAATTTTTTTATTCCTTTAATATCACTAGTAGTTTCACATAGAGGATCCAATAACTCTGTCATTAATAAAGCTACGTTTTCTTTGTTTGCTATTTTAACTATAGAAAAAAACCAATTAAATATTCTCATGGTCCTTTCCTCTTTTTTTCTTATAACTAAAAATCCCTGGTCCCACAGATTGTATTTGGAACAATAACTTTCCACATCTACTAAAGAATTGTATTTCTCGTAAAAATGGCTATTCTCCTCTATGAATTTATCTATAACGCTTATAGAATTCTTAGCAATCTCCTCTATCTCTCCTATAGAATCTAAATTTCTATCTAATATATTATAAAAATTATCATTCTCGTCTTCGGTCATTTTAGCTCTGGATTTTTGGCTAAGCTCTGTATTTTTAACAAAGCTCTCTAAATCTTTTTTAATCGTCAATAGATGCTTGAAATTTTTTTCAAATCCATTTTCACCAAAGCTTCCTTTAACCTTCATTAGATATGCCATAAGCACGTAATACTTATATTCAAAATCTATAGGGGATTCTATAAACCAATAAGGCTTCATTTCTGCCATAAAATCATTTTATGTTCTTTATTATATATAGAAAACAATTAAAATATCCCATTATAAAAAAATATTTCTTAAATACTGAAACTATCCTGCATACAGGGACTAAAATTTTTACTCTGTAAATCCCAGGTTATGAATACTATCTTATCTTAATTCTATGAGCCCCCAGTTTTTAGTTATAGCATATTACACAGAAAGCACCTCTTACGAAGTTCTAGCAGAAAGTCTTAGGCAGTCTTTAAATCAATTTTCAATCCCCCATTATATAGAAGCAATAAACGATTTAGGATCATGGGAGAAAAACACACATCATAAGGCATATTTTATCAAGAGTATATTAGAATCTAGAAATCAGGATATTCTTTATGTAGACGTAGATGCTAAATTTAAACAGTATCCAGAACTTATCCCATCCCTAGATTGTGACATAGCATATAGAACTCAGGACTTTAGATGGAGAGCTGATGAAGCATTGTCAGGTACACTATTCTTAAAAAATAATGACAAGGTAAAAAGATTTGTAGACAGATGGATACAATTAAACGAAGCAACACCGGCAGAAAGAATGAAACCTGAAACATGGGAGCAAAAAAATATGCAGAGGGCGCAAAGAGAAATGACAGATCTGAATTATTATAACCTTCCACCTGAATACACATTCATTTATGATCATATGAAGATGATGTATCCTGGTGTATCTCCTGTTATAGAACATTATCAGGAATCTAGAAACGTTCATCGTAAAATGAATTCAAACCCTAATTTCAGAATAAGAAGATAGATGAAATTAGAATATGCAGTAGTTAGCTCTAACTCAAATCCTGAATACCTTGATTTTTGGCCTTATGTAGCTAGAGCATGGAAGAATTTAATAGGATTAGAACCTGTTCTTCTTTATATAGATAATGCGGAACCCCCTTCTTGGGTTTATGAACACGGGAAGGTTTTTTATTTAGAATCAAGGAATGATTGGGATATTGCACAACAGGCACAATGTATTAGATTTTGGGCAGCAAACATTCTGGATAAGCCATTCATCATATCCGATATGGATATGCTTCCTATCTCAAAAGATTACTATATAAATCACGCTGAGTACATAGGAGATACTGGATTAATATCCTATAGTTCAGATATCATTAAATATAGATGGTATAGGACCAATCCTCAATATCCAATGTGTTATCTTGCGGGAGATCCAAAAAGTTTTTCAGATCTGCTAGATTTAAATGAAGAAAACCATTTAGATTTTCTTCTAAGATTAAAAAGAATGAATCTGCGAAGTGGCACTGATCAGAAGTTTTTTTATAATCAGACTTTGAAAAAATCTGGATACTATATTAGGCATCTTGAAAGAGGCTGGATAGAAGAAAAATATGCTGCAGGAAGATTAGATAAGGTAATATGGCCTAAAAACGACTATAATGCACATGAATATATAGATTGTCATTTACCAAGATCGTACGGAAATAATAAAATTATGTGCGATATATTATTTAACAAGTTGAATATCAATTAATGAATCCTATTTTTATATCTTTCTATTCTGGTGATATCTATTATGAAAACTGCTCTAGAGCTCTTTATAATAAATGTAAATCCCTGGGGATAGAAATAGAGATAGAAAGGTCAGGAGGATATAGGGAATACTGGAAAAATACATTACATAAGCCATCTTTTATATACGATAAGTTAAATCTTTTAAAGAGGGATCTAGTTTGGATAGATGTTGATACTGATATATCTGAATATCATGAAGTATTTAAAAAATGGGACTCTGATATATTATTTGCTAGTCATACTGGGGATCTCCAAGGTATCAAAGCATCCCCCCTTTGTATAAAATATAATGAAAGATCTTTAAGATTTTTGGAATCTTTAAAGGGTATATGTCTAGAAAAGATAGAATCTAATGATGTAGATTTTGATCATGATGTTCTTAAATATGATGTGCTTCCTAAATTTAAAGGTAAATTATGGGCAGATATTATGGGAAGTGAAGGATTTATAAATGAAGATTTCAGTGACGGAAGGGTTATAAGTAATGGTATATCTAGAGTTAGAGATAAAAATGTTTATACAAGAGATGTACTAAGAAAAAATATAAAAAGAACCAAAGAATTCGATTCATGTGTTTTAAAAGATTTTTTAATATGAAGAAAGGTGTTAAAGTAACTAGACAATTGATAAACAGAGGATTTAATCCTCTTGTTAGAATTTTTAGTGGTGACCCGGAGGCAAAGAAAGAAAAAGAGGATAAAAAAAGTGAGGCGGAAGATAATACTATTTTAGATATGAATTTATTTAGACCAATAGAAAACCCGAGAGAAAGAGCTCATATAAAGGAATGGAAAAATATAAACGATAAGGATACTATATTTGTTTCCTTTGTATCCGATCCTATCGATAGTGATTTTTATTCTTCTAAAATAGAAGGATTAGTAAAAAAATTAGATGAATTTGGATATGATTATTTAATAAGACAATACCCAAGGGATCGTAGCTATCATCAAAATTGCTGCTTTAAACCATCTTTTATAAAAAGTGTAATTGAAGAATTTGATAAAAATATAGTTTGGATAGACGCTGATACCAACTTAAAAAAAGAATTAAAGCTTTTCTCCGATGTGGATTCTGAATTTGATTTAGGTTTGGTTTCTCATAACGGAAGTATAGATGGTTTTTTTGCTTCACCTCTTTTACTAAAAAATACAAAAAATACTAGGGAATTAATAGAATCGTGGGATGATCACTGTACAGAAAAAATAAAGTCTGGAGAATGTGAGCTAGATCACGACGCATTAAAACATGAGGTCATAGGTAAACACAGGGATTCTATTAAAATAAGGCTATTTGATAATCAGTATAATCAGGGAGATATTTTAGAGAATGTAAACTCTAGAGTTCCTTTAAAAAATCAGGTCCATATACACATGAATAGGATAAATGCTAGAAGACCTTTTAATTATACTAATAAAGATTTTAATATAATATGAAAAAATTAAAAGCAACATGGGCGCCATTCCCGCCCGAATATTCTTCTTGCTCTAGTTTAAAACCTAAAACTTTTGAATGGTCTAACAACGAGGGTATAGCAAATGTTTGGATAGACAATAATATATTAAATCATAAAGGTGGAAAGAATGGAAATTTTGGATGGTTTTGTGAATCGTCTGAGATATTACCTGACTTAAAAAGGAACTTAATAAATAATCACGTAGTTCTTAAAAATTATTTTCAGAACATATTTACTTGTGATTCTGAGATAATATCTAAAGATCCTTCGTTTTTTATATTTAATCCGCCAGGATCTAATCTTCCTTGGACTAAACCTGAACAATACTCTTTACATAATAAGAGTAAAATTTGTTCTATGGTATGTAGTTCTAAAGACATGACTACTGGACATAAGCTAAGATTAAATGTAGCATCAAGAATCAAAGAAAAAATAGATCTTTTTGGAGGAGCACACGGAAGCCCTAGATCAGGAAGCGGAATAGGTCCTTCAGGAGATTGGTGGAGATCTAGAGACGAATCTCTAGCTCCTTATATGTTTTCTGTTGTTTTCGAGAACGCTTCTTATGATAATTACTACACAGAAAAAATAACAGATTGTTTTGCTAACGGTACTGTTCCTATTTATTGGGGAGATCCTAAAATAGGTGAATCATTTGATATGGGAGGTATTATACTATGGGATGATAGTTTTGATCCTTCGGTACTAAATGCGGATCTTTATAATAGTATGATAGGATCAGTTAGAAATAATCTGTATAAAGTTAGTATTATAAAATCAGCTGACGATTTCTTATTTAATAATATAGAAAATAAATGCCTAAGATAAATCTAATTTCTGCATCTAGAGAAAGACCCTTAAGAATGGCTAAAACCATACTTAAGTGGTATAATTGTTCTAGTGATCCTAGCAATATTGAATTTATAATATCGATAGATAATAGCGATCCTTGTTTAGAAAAATACAAAAAGATAATAAAAAATAATACAAAAACAGAAAACGATATAAAAATAAGACTATTAGTAAATGATAATAAAAATACAGTACAAGCTATAAATTCTGCGAAGGATTACATAAACGGGGATATAATTTTTATAATATCCGACGATACTGATTGTTTTGATGGATGGGACACAGAAATAATTAATGTTTGTCCAAAAGGAGGATATTATATAATTAAAACAAATGATGGAATGGGCAAGGATCTAATCACTATGCCTATATTTTCTAGAGAATATCTAGATTCTAAAGATTATATTTATTATCCCGAATACGAGCATATGTTTTGTGATACTGATTTAACATGCGTTTCTTATCTTGAGGGGAGTGTAATAGAAGCGAATGATATTACATTTAATCATTTACATTATACAAGGGGATATCATAAGAAGGATAATAACGATCTAAAAAATCAGCTAACTTTTTATACAGGAATGGAAATCTTTAAAAACAGATTAAGTATAAATTTCGGGGTATCTGAGGATTATACAAAAGGAGAGATACCTAAAAATATTATAGATTTCGTAAATAGTTATTAATAAATAAAAATAAATAAATAAATAAAAACAAAATGCAAAATTCAGGAGGAGCTTTTAACGAGGATTACTATATGGAATCCAAATTTCTAGATATAAAAGAAAAATATAATCTAGATACTGTAATCGAAACTGGAACTTATCATGGTATAACTACAGAATGGTTTGCAAAAAACTTCGTAAATGTTTACACTGTAGAGTGTAATGAGGTATATTACGAAAAAGCAAAGGAAAAAATAGGATCATATCCTAATATAAGTAGTCATTTGCAAGACAGTCCGGTTTTTTTGAAAGAGGTTTTACCTTTAGTAAATGATTCTAAGACTATAATTTTTCTAGATGCACACTGGTACACTAATCCGGTTCTTAATGAGTTAGTAGCTATAAAAGAATCTGGTAAGAAACCTATACTTGCTATACATGATTTTATGGTCCCTGATCATCCAGAATTTGGTTATGACATATATACAGAGCAGGGAATTGTGTATAACTGGGAATGGATTGAAAAATACATAGAGGATATTTACGGACCAAAAGGATACACAAAAGAATACAACACAGAAGCTGTTGGAGCTATGAGAGGCTGTATATTTCTTTATCCTAAAAAATAAAAAAATGATTGATTTAAATAAGCATCGCGCTCAAATATATAGTCAAAGTGGAGAGGATGGTATCATACAAAAAATATTCGAGACATTAAACATAAATACTGGATGGTATTGTGAATTTGGCGCAGGCGATGGAAACTGGATACCTAATACAAAAAAACTTAGGGAAGAGGGATGGAAAGGTGTATTGATAGAAGGCGATGCTGAATCTTTTAAAAATTTAAAAGATAATCTAGGAAATAATCCTGATGTTGAGCTAATAAATTCTTATGTGTCTTGTGAAGAGAGTGAATCTTTAGATTATATACTTAGTAATACTAATATACCTCTTGATATAGATTTATTATCAATTGATGTAGATGGTAACGATTTATGGATATGGAAATCTTTAAAAAAATATTCTCCTAAAGTAGTTGTTATAGAATATAATCCATCCAAAGATCCTACAGAAAGCTACACTATAGAATATGATAAAAATCACAGATTTAATTCCGATAGCTACTACGGGGCAACTCCAGGGGCATTAAATAAAATTGCTGAAGAGAAGGGTTATTTTTTAGTAGCTTCTACACCAAGAACTAATCTTTTTTATTGCAGAAAAGAATTTGCTAATAATTTTAAAAAAATGGAACTAGCTGAAGTTGATAAAGGAATAGGTTGGCCAATTAGCAAGAAAGAAATGATTAAATATTAAATAATAAAAAAATGAAAGAAAAAGTATCACTACAAACCTTAGGATCTGTATATAGAACAGACAAGGTTTCACACGGGTTTTGTCAGGCATATGACGATAAATTTAATGTAATAAGAGACAGTGTAAAGGATGTTCTAGAGATAGGCGTTTTTTTCGGTGCTAGTATTTTAATGTGGAGAGATTATTTTGAAAATGCAGAAATACACGGTTTAGATACATTTGAGGGGCTACAGGGTAACGGACACGTATTTAAGGATGCAGATAAATTCTATAAGGAATGGGAAAATGATACAGATCTAAAAAGAAGAATAACTCTATATAAATACGATCAGGGTAAGGAGAATGATTTAATATCTTTTACCACCGAGATGGAGAAAAAAGGTATCTCGTTTGATATCATAATAGATGACGCATCGCATTTAATGAGAGATCAACAATTAACTTTTAAACATATGTTCCCTTTAATAAAAAAGGGAGGATATTATGTTATAGAGGATGTACACAGTTCTTTTGGTGGATACGACGTTTTAGGTGATATGTCTAATACTACATTAACAATGATCAATAATTATGTTGAAAATAATGAATTATTTTCCATCTATACTGATTTAGAACCTATAAAAAAATCAATTAAAAACATGGAATTATTTACCACTAGTAAGGAAAGAAGCATGACATGTATAATTGAAAAAAAATAGTATGAGTAAAAGATGTATTTTAAATTTTTCTAATGATCGATATGTTAGAGGGCAGGATAGATTAATAGATTCATTAAAAACAGTAGGATATAGAGGTGGTTTATTAACTGAGACTAATGTGGAAGATATTCCTTTTAAATCCCACGCTGAAATAAACTACGGCTTTAAAGCTGGAATGATAAAAAAGGCATTAAATCTTGGTTATGAATCTATACTTTGGATAGATGCTGCTGTTTATGCAGCTAAGGATGTTACTCCTATATTTGATTACATAGACAATAATGGATATTTTGTTTTTCAATATGGTCAACAAGCATCTGTTACTTCAGGAGAATGGTGTGCAGATGTCGCTTTAGAACCATTAGGAATAACTAGAGAAGAATCCTACAAAATACCACATGCCTATGCTACTTTATTTGGATTGAATTTAAAAAAGCATTCTGAATTTTTTAAAGAATATTTAAGATTAGCAGAGGAAGGAACAGCTTTTACTGCACCTTGGCACAACCACGATGGTGAGGCATCAATAGATCCTAGAGTAAATGGACACAGACACGATCAAACTGTTATGTCTGTATTAATGTGGAAAATGGGAATGAGAAACTGGATAGGAGAGTCTGAAAGATTGGAATGGTATAGACACTACAAGGAACCAGGAAATGCAATATTATTACAGCACCCCATATAATAATGGAATATAAAATAGGAGATATAATATCCGTACCTAAACATGGGGATTTAGAAATAAATAAGGAGGTATTATATCTATTTGAAGGATTTCTAAAATATGATACGAAATATTGTATTATTTTAATAAAGGGATACTCAGAGGGATACCCTTACCTTCTAAATTTAGATATTAAAATATTCTTACATTTATGTTATACTCATGACTATAAAAAATATAAGGAATTTTTTAAATCCCTATATAATGATTTCCCTTGTAATGAAAGTGCATGTATACTACAATTAATATCTCATAGAATATTTGAAACTGAGGGATATACCAAAGAATTAGAAAAAAATTTATC